ACCAAACCCTAGACAAGACTCAGTAGTCGGCGTATTGTCTATACTTCTAGTGGGAAGTAATGAACCCCGTGTTTTCTTGAGAATTCTTGATAAACAACTAGTTAAGTAGAACCTTTACCAACCGATGTGTTGAACGTGCGCCCTGCCCGCGGCGAATAACACGTGAAGATGTGCATGAGTAAGTCCACCTTCTTAATTGAATGGTGGAGCAAAGTTGCTGTGTCGAAGCATAATTGGAATACCAATTTTGCGGGCCTCTCGCGAATTGGTTCCTTTTGTGCTTGTCGTTTTTAATTTTATATGAAAATGTCAAGCCAAGGAACTTCTGTCGCGTGTAATAATAGTATCGTAAATAATTGTAATGAGGTTTACGTTTGCTCTACGGAGAAACACGACTCAATACTAACCCATGTGGACGATTTTGATGTCGATCCCACCATGCCTCCGTTGGAAGTCGCTAATTACGATAGTGATAGTGACGATGACAGCGAAGATGAATACGTTCCTCAATCCTCTGTTCCATCGAAATTAAAACAAACAGCACGGAAAAAATCTGCCAAAAGCAAACGTGTTCGTAAGTTTAAGATTTCTGTTAACCCTAAGCAAGCAGCGCGAAAGAAATACGCTAAAAACAAACGTGCTCGAAAGAAACAAAAAATGAAGGATTTGAGGATATATGGAAGTATGCGTGGTGTGCCCACTCCAAAGTGCGTCCGCCAACCAAAGCAATCTTCAGGAAACATTGATTTCGTTCACCAGTCTCTTTTAGAACATGTTTATCCTGCTAGTATTATAAATTTAGCCAAGCAAACAGTGTCATCTATAAATGCGGGAGCTCATACGTCTAAGATTTTTGAAGTCTTGGAAGTCATTGCAGCTCTTGCCATTACGTTACCTGCTTTGAAGACTCCTGCTCAAATAGCAGCTCAAATAGTTTTATCATTGAGAGCTCTTACTACCGGAAGTTTGTGTGAACAGATTTTAGCCCAAGAAGATGTCATCAAATGGTGCAAAGATTTGTTTGGTTTTAATATTTTTGAACCTCAAACCAGTACATTCGGAAACGCCAAAATGTCAAAAGGTGTAGAATGGTTAAGTAAGATTCCTGAACTTCGTGAAAACTGGGATTCTGTCCGTAATGCACCTGTATTTGAGAAAATTTCTGCATTGATTTCAGTTGCAGCTGCCGTTGGTTTGTGCTCCGTTACTAATCTTAAATTTTCAGTACATGGTATTGATTTATTTAGATTGAGTACTGCACCAAAACATGCTACCGCCATTGATTTGGTAGGAGCAGTTTTAGACACCGTCGCATTCTTTATAGAAGGAGGCTACGAGTGTTTTAAACAAGGGTCTTTTAAGCCCTTTTTCTTTACAGACGATGATAGTAGGAATTTAGATGAAATTTATTTTCCACTTATTGAATTACATGAACATGCTATGGTTTTTAATTTGCATGACAAAAAAGTGAAGATTAAAGGGGAGACAAGGACGGTCAGTGATCTCGAATATAGTTCGCTTCTTGATGAAGCTTTGGAATTGGCCGAAAAGTTGCACAAATCCGCCAAGGGTACCTGGCAACAAGGTTATTTGGAAAAGCGTATTGACGTTTTGAGGAAGAACCGTGCCGCTTATCAAGCGAAGAGAATAGATGGTTCCATGCGTTATGCTCCCTTTACGGTTTATATTTGGGGAAAATCTGGACGTGGAAAGTCTACAATTGCCCAATTGGCGATGGCCGATTGTTTAGCATCTTCAGGCATTATTCCTGACTTTAAAAATATTGCTACTCTAAAAGAAACTGATAAATATGATTCTACACTCAAGGGTGACACCGCAGGTATTTTTCTAGACGATCTTGGAAACACTAAGAAGGAATTTTTGGATAAGTCCCCTACAGAACGCATTGTTGATATTAATAACAACATGATTACCTATGCTAATAAAGCGGATCTACATGAAAAGGGAAAAATTGAAATTAGGCCTCGTGTATTTATAATTACGGCCAATGTCCCTCTTGCTACTTTAGCTAATACTGGATCCATTTGTCCTTTTTCCATTGTTCGCCGTGCTGATTTCCATTTGGAAGTTGCAGTCAAACCCGACTATGCTCTTCCTGATGGTAGATTAGATAGTGCTAAGGCGAGAAGAGATTTCCCAGGAGATAATTTATGTAACGATCTGTGGGATATTAATGTTTATACACCCATGGAAAAGTCAGCTGGAGGAGATAGTTCACACTTGCGCCATATTGATGGAGTCAATGAATGTAAAACTCGCTCCATCCATGATGTACTTCGCACGCTTACTACAGCTTGCAAAGCACATTTTGACAGTCAACGTGACTTAGTTAGGAAAGGTCAAAATCTTGTGCAATCACGCAATTATTGTCCTACCTGTTGCTTGGCTGCTATGTATTGTGAATGTATCAAAGTTGAGGAAACAGTTGAGGGCGACGATGATGATGTCGATCCCTCCATGCCTCCGTTGGAAGTCGCTAAGTACGATAGTGATAGTGACGATGATGACGATGATGATGTCGATCCCTCCATGCCTCCGTTGGAGGTCGCTAAGTACGATAGTGACAGTGACGATGACAGCGATGATGAAGATGATAGTCAGAAGTGTGGCTGGCGTGTAGCGTTGGCTAAGCAGAAAGCGTCTGACGCTCACTGTCCGGTATGTTACTTCCCTTCTGCTGCTGGCTGTGATTGTTCCCAGGCCGAGGAAAATGAAGATAATAATAGTAACAATTTTGATGACACTGATGATGATGTGGATTATCTAAAAGCACTTGAACAGATTAGAGGTAATATTCCTGACACTCCCGAAAGTTTTAGATTAACTCAACTTCTCTTTGCAAATTGGGGGGAGCAGGATTGGGAGGAGCATGATGAAAAACAGGCTTCTCTTGAAGAAACTTTTGATTTTCTTAGAAGACAATTCGATTCTATGGGAGCTGGATTATCCAATTTCTTAGGAAAGCTTCCCACGTGGTGTTTCACAAACAGATTAATTTCCATTATTTACATGCTTATTAATATTAGGCATTTCCTCCTATACGAAAAGCGCGTTCGCAAGGTAGTTGGATTATCACTCACCTTGATGTTTGCAGTGTGTTATTTCTTAAATTGTATCCATTCATTTCTGTGTGGTGGAGTTTTATTAAGCTCGCACGCCCTCATGTATGGAGCATTGTTGGCTAAATGGAGGAATGATCGTATGAATGATCTTTTAGCTCGTAGAGATGCGACTATGGAAATCTTTAGATCAATTCGTGAAAGTAAGACAAAAATGTTTATTAGTATGTGCGCCATCGCTGGTGTTATTTACAAGTTTACTAGTGTTCTTAGGACGGCTGTTGCATTACAACAATCAGCGCTGGTTCCAGAAAACGTCGCTGAAATTGAAGCTAGAGACAAGGAGGCAAATCCTTGGGCTACGGCAGTGGCCGCCACGTTGCATGTCAATGATAGATCTGCTACTATGACCTTTGAGCAAGTTCTCTCTAAAATTGAGGCTAATTTGTGTCATGGGGTCTTTGTAGAAAACGGTTTTCAACAAAAGTGTAATATTCTGGCTCTGGGAGGCAATACATTTTTGATGCCGTTGCATGTTTTTGAGAATCGTAAAGATATGAAAGCTTTAATAACTCGCAGAGATCCTCGTCAGCTTAATTCCCAATTCAAAGCTGTCGTGAGTGCTAATTACATGGTTCCTATTAAAGGAAAAGATCTGTGTCTTGTTAATATTGCTTCCGGTGGAGTTTTTGCTGACATCCGTCATCTATTTCCACAGGCTATTACAGCTTCTGGTTCTGGGCATTTTCTTTATAAGGAAGCCGATGGTTCCATGAAGTCTGATCCTATTCGTATTGCTTATACTAAGGATTCTAAGTCTGGTGGGCCTGGATATGATTATGATTTACCATATAATACTTTTACAGGATTGTGTATGGGTGTAGTAGTAGCTAAATTTGCTAAAACTTGTATTGCTGGTCTGCATCTACGTGGTATTTCAAATACTCCTAAGGGTAAAGCGTTAACTATAACTAAGGATGAAATTGATGAAGCTTGGGACATTGCTACCAATACATGGGTAGGAGCTTTTCCTTCTAATGTAAATGGCGAGTTCCCTGTAACCCGGTATGACAGACAAGTTTTGGTTACGCAAGATATCCATCCGAATTCTCCCATTAACTATCTTCCCCTGGGAAGCAATGTGGAGTATTTAGGGCAAAACGGACGTCGAGTGACTCACACCAAAAGTAAGGTGCGCAAAACACCTATTTCGGATGCAGTTGCCGAAGTTACTGGAGTGAAAAATGAATTTGGACCTCCTAAATTTCATAGAACCAGAATGTGGCAAGCTTCTTTAGCTCATTCTGCCAATCCCAGTCCTGGGGTTGAGGGGTCCCTCGTAGAACTAGCTTATCGCGATTACGTTGATGATATCGTGAAAACACTAAAGCTCGACAAGTTCAAAACATGGGTCCTTTCTGAACTGCGTCCGATGACTGACATGCAAACTCTGTGTGGCAAAGATGGTTATCGCTTTATTGATGCCATGCCTAAACAGACTTCTAAAGGTGAGCCTTTATCCGGTCCCAAGAGAGAATGGATTATTTTCCTGGACCCTGCAGACCATCCTGAATTTCAGTGCCCTGCTGAAGCCCATCCCGCAATTATGAAAGAGATGAGAGCAATGGAAGTAACTCTACTTAATGGCGATAGATGCTATTTCCTTTTCAAAGCTTGTGTAAAAGACGAAGTAACCCTACTAATTAAGGATAAAGTTAGAGTCTTTCAAGCTGCTGACTGGGCAGGCCAAATGTTAATCAGAAAATACTTTCTACCAATAGCTCGTATGTTATCATTGTTTCCTTTAGATTCCGAGTGTGCCGTGGGCGTAAATGCTCAAGGCCCAGAGTGGGATGAATTGGCAAATCACATGAAGAAGCATGGAGTTGATCGTATTTTGGCTGGTGATTATAGTAAGTATGATTTACGTATGCCAGCACAGCTTATTAACGCCGCATTTGCTGTTATGATTGAAATTGCAGAAAAGTGTGGCAATTATTCGGCTGATGATTTAACTATTATGCGTGGTATTGCAACTGAAATTGCGTATTCGTGCGTAGCATACAATGGAGATGTCATAATTCATAAGGGATCTAATCCTTCGGGACACAATTTGACAGTCTACATTAATTGCATCGTCAATTCGTTGTTGCTAAGGTGTGCATACTTTCATTTGTGGCCCCAACAATCAGGCAAGCCTCTGCCTTTCCGTGAGGTGGTGGCTGTTATGACTTACGGTGATGACGTAAAGGGATCTGTGAAAGAAGGGTATGACTGGTACAATCACATTTCTTATGCTAACTTTTTAAAGGAACGTGATATGGTTTTCACCATGCCAGATAAAGAATCTGAACCAACTCCGTATATGAATGATCTTACTGCTGATTTTTTGAAGCGTGAGAATATATTTAATCCGGATACTGGAATGATTCATGGAGCTCTAGCTGAGGAATCTATTTTCAAGAGTCTCCACGCCGTCTTGGAATCCAAGGTTGTGTCTTTGGAAGATCAATCTGCTGGAAACATTGACGGTGCTCTCCGTGAATGGTGGCAACACGGAAGAGATGTCTACGAATTGCGCAGGAAACAGATGAAAGAAGTCGCTTTTAAATGCAACTTAACTGGTTCGTGTAAAATGCTGGCTGAATCCTATGAGGATAGACTCAAGCACTTTCAAATTCGTTATTTAGGTCGTGAACCTGATGACGATGGTGAAGTTGTGGATGAAGAGGCTTTTGTTTCGATAGTAGGCATCGAATGGGATATAGATAATTCCCAGACCGACGTCTCGGGAAGACAATAAACTCGTCCCACTCCGGACCTATTCGTAGTATAAGTTTAAAATAGGATTGTATATATGGATTACTGCACATTTTATAATTTACATGTTTATATATTATATGTTAGCTTTGTACAATTTGACATCCTACCCTTAGGATACCGGTATTTACTGGAGGTTTCGTCTGCCACATAAACATCGTCACACACGGGAACAGCGGGTACTGTCCTGATGTGTTGTATATATTAAATGTTACCTACTTCAATTAATAATAATAATTCAAATAGTCTTGGAACTGACTCAAATAGTTCTCCTCCTGGCGCTTTTAGTGTCTCTACAGCACCAGCACAGGTATCTACGCAAAATGTACATTTTGTCGATGGAGACACACCATGGTCTTACGACATTTCATCATCACCAGATGTCACAACTCAGCTTTCCGGTTTCGCAGACGCAGAGCTCGGTAAGTTCCTTGGCCGTCCCATTAAAATCGAAGAATTTCAGTGGGCTCCGGAAGGTACTAGATTGTTTGCGACTTTTAATCCGTGGACTTTGTTTTTTACTAACGTCGATATTTTAGAAAAGATCAACCGATACCGTAATTTAAGATGCAACCTTCGTATGAAAATTCTAATAAATGGCAATTCCTTTTATTATGGAAGAGCTTTAGTATCTTATAATCCTTATCTGACAGATGATAATATAACATTAAATAGGGCTTTCTATGAGCAAGACATAGTAGGTGCTTCCCAGAAGCCCCATTTTATGTTAGATCCCACCACATCACAAGGTGGAGAAATGCTTTTGCCATTTTTGTGGCCTGAAAATTTCGTAGATATAACTTCTCCTAATTGGCACGCCAATATGGGTAGAGTGACCGTTCACGATTTTGATGTATTGCACCATGCTAACGGTGGAGATGATCCCATCACAGTCAGCGTATTTGTTTGGGCTGAAGATGTTGTTCTATCTGTTCCAACCACTGCCCTAGTAGATGGCCTGCAGCAAGGTGTGACACAGTCTGGTATTTCTGATTATCCTTTGGATGAATTCGGATTTCCAAGTTATGTTCAACAGGCTGCGAGCAAGCAGAAGAAGAAGGGACCTACAAGGAAGGTTAACAATACCATGTCTGGCGACGAATTTGTAAAGGACGGATTAATCAGCAAGCCTGCGTCGGCTATAGCCAATGCGGCAAATGCATTATCTATGATTCCTATGATAGCACCTTATGCTAAAGCTACCTCTATGGTTGCTACTCGCATTGGTCAAGTTGCTAAGATATTTGGTTATTCGCGTCCTCAGGTTCTTGAAGAAACTAGGCCGTATGTTCCTCGTTATATGGGCAATTTGTCTAACACTGATACTCCTGAGCCTCTCGTCAAGTTATCTGCTGATTCAAAGAATGAGCTTACTATTGATACGAGAGTTATGGGATTGGGCGGTGAGGATGAATTGGCAATTGCGGCTATTGCTCAACGACCTACTTATTGGCGGCAATTTGATTGGCCTGAGTCTGCGGTAACAGATACTTTATTGGCTTCTATTTTGGTGACTCCTCAATTGGTGCGCACCGTATCTGCATCGCCAGTTAAAGAAATTCATCCTACAGCTCTTGCATTTGCTGCACAACCTTTTAGCGCGTGGCAAGGATCGATTAAATTCCGTTTTAACGTTGTTTGTTCTGAATATCATCGTGGACGTTTGAGGATTATATACAATCCCAAATCCAATAACTCCGGTGCCGTAGCCTATAATCAGGTCTATTCCACTATTATAGATATTTCTGAAGACAGAGATTTTGAATATGAAGTGAAATGGGCTGATGTTAGAGCTTGGAATGCTGTGTTGCCCTCGTATTACTACACGAATGCATATCTTGAAGAAATGCAATTCAGTACTACGGAAAGTGTTTACCCAGGTAATACAAATGATAATGGTAGTTTGAGTGTCTATGTAGTAAATGAATTAGCTACTCCAAGTCAAACTTCTGCTGCTGTCAAGGTACAAATATGGGTCAGTGGGGGAGAAGATATTGCTTTCTCCGTCCCTACTGTGGAAGGATTGAGAAATATCTCTTACTTTCAACAACAAAGTGAAATTGCCCCATATGTTGTTCAGTCAGAGCAGGCGCCCGAGTGCTTGGCTACTACTGTTGATGATTCCAACGCTCCTCTCTGTTCTAATCCAATTGAGACTTTTGGGACTAATTCGGACATGATTAAAGAAGATAACCAATATCTTGTTTATCAAGGTGAACGCATTGTCAGTTTTCGTGATTTATTGCGTAGATACAATTACCACTCCTCCTATTGGCCTGGAGAGTTCGGCGCTGGTACCCGTATGGTTGCTTGCAATTTGACTGATTTTCCATATTACAGAGGATGGGACCCCTATGGTGGAGATAATGCGACAGCCTCCGTGGGGACGCGATCTTATAATTTCTGCAATACTACCTTGCTAAATTATCTTACACCTGCTTTCGCATTTCGTCGTGGAGGTCTTCGTCATAAGGCAATGCTTATCAATTTGGACTCTAGTGGAAATGTTGGTTCATTTGGTGTTGCCAGACACGATTTGGGGGGGACATCTAATTATATGGCTTTTTATCCTTTAGATGAATCCTTAGTAGGTAGTAGGAGGAAGAAAATGTTAAATACATTGCGAGGTTCTTTGGGAGGAACGGCGCTTACGCCATCACAAACCAATCCGTGCTTGGAATATGAAACTCCGTTTTATACGGTGGGTCAGCGTTTTGTTCCAGCAAGGAATATTGATTATTATGGTGGTTCGCATATGGGTCATGAATTGACGACCGAGTGTCGAGGTAATTGGAATTCAGCTTTCGTGCGAATTGATAAGTACATTTCCACAGCTGAAGATTTTCAATTGGGACTTTTCGTGGGTGCACCAATTTTCTACGTGTATGAGAATCCGATAGTAGTAGCTTAGATCATTTGGGTTCGGTCATGGCTATTATAGGAAATAAATTTAAATAAAATTTGTATATTGTATATTAGTATATGTTTTATATGTTTACATATTGAAAAGACGACGGTCTTTAAACGGCGTAAGAGACTTTCACATGGGGTGAAAGTCAGGATACTGCTCGGCGGCTGAGCAGGGGTAATGAATTACTTGATTCATTTCCTG